AATATCTTTCAAAACATAATTTTCGTTACAATACTGCTTACCATACTAAGTTTCCTGAAGGACTCCGTGCTTTATTTGGAATACCTGAAGCCCTTACTTGGCCTTTAGTCAGATGGTTTCACAAACACGCAGGTCGAGTATTGACTACTACAGATACAATGGTTAAGGAGTTAAGGGATCATGGATTTGATGGAGATATTATACCGTGGACTAGAGGTGTTGATCGTAGTATATTTTATCCTAGTCAGCGCAACAACAATAATAGGCTTACTCTTGTATGCGTTAGTCGTGTATCTAAAGAAAAAAATCTGGAAGAGTTCTTCACATTAGACTATCCAGGAGCACACAAAATTATGGTAGGCGATGGACCTATGCTGGAAGAGTATAAGGCACAATATCCTAGCGTTGAGTTTGTAGGGGCCAAGCGTGGTGTTGAACTAGGTGATTATTATCGTCAAGCAGATGTGTTTGTGTTTCCGAGTCGTTGGGAAACATTTGGACTTGTTATGATTGAAGCAATGGCTTGCGGCACACCGGTGGCGGCTTATCCATGTCAAGGTCCGTTAGATGTAGTTGATGAAGGCATAACTGGCTGTATGAACGAAGAACTCAAACAGGCTGTTAAAGATGCGCTTATGTTGGATAGACAGAAAGTTTGGGAAGGTAGTGGGCGTTGGACTTGGGAAAATGCTTGGACTATCTTTAGAGATAATTTAGTAGAAAAATCGGGTACAAGATAAGGTATCGCTGGAATTCGTAACCAGCAGTAGGGCTTAGGCCCTATTTTTACGACTAAATATTGTATGGATAAAATTATAGCAACGTTAGTGATGACGCATATCACAATAGTGTGTGTTACACTATACCTACATAGATGTCAGGCACACAGGGGTCTTGAATTTCACCCTGTACTAAGTCATTTTATGCGATTTTGGTTATGGTTAACTACTGGCATGACTACCAAGCAATGGGTAGCCATACATCGTAAGCATCATCAAAATACAGACGTAGAAGGTGACCCACATAGCCCGCATGTATTCGGTATCTGGAATCTAGTGTTTGGTGGAGTCAAGTATTATAATCAAGCAGGCAGCGATGCCCACATGGTTATGAAATATGGCATGGGTACTCCTAAAGACTGGATCGAACGTAAACTTTATACACCTCACCATCGCCTTGGCATTCTTGTAATGCTAGTCATAGACTTATTGTTATTTGGGCCATGGGGATTTCTAGTGTGGGGTGTTCAAATGATATGGATTCCATTCTGGGCCGCTGGCTTTATCAACGGTGTTGGACATTGGTGGGGTTATCGCAATGGCGAAACCAAAGATCACAGTCACAATGTAATGCCTTGGGGTATCTTAATTGGCGGTGAAGAACTACACAACAATCATCACTTGGATCCTGCTAATCCTAAACTAAGCCGTCGCTGGTTTGAGTTTGATATTGGCTGGATGTGGTTTAAAATTTTTAATCTAATAGGTTTGGCTAAGTTAAGAAGCAATAATGCTTGATTAATATTTCTAAATAAAGTATAATTACTTTTGTTATTAAGGAGATTTTAATGAGCAGTAGAACCTACGGGCCTGAAGAAAAAGCCAAACTAGAACGTCTTGTCAACGAAGGTGTTCAAATCAAATATGAAATTGAAAGTTTGTCTGAAGGATTAAAAGAAACTGTTAAAGCAGTTGCAGAAGAACTTGACATCAAACCAGCACTAATTAACAAAGCGATTAGTATTGCACACAAAGGTAACTGGAATGATGTGTTCAGCGACTTTGACGACTTGGAAACTCTTATTGTCACTGTCGGTAAAGACAAGTAATGAATCAATTTTTAACTGCTGTTAATAACACAATAAACTGGGCCAAAGAGGACTTTACCTCTTGGCCTTTGAGATTTGTGCTTGAAATTACTGCATGGGCCATGAGTATTGTCTGTGCTATATGGATGGGCATTACGCTACCCAATCCACCTTTTTTAATCTTATATCCGTTGTTTATTACCCAATGTGCCATATTTGGTTGGGCCGCTTGGACAAGGCGCAGTACCGGTATGGTTGCTAACTATTTGTTGTTAGTCACTATCGACGTCATTGCCTTGGCAAGACTGATAAGTATTCAATAAGATGATGGTTTAATCAGCCACAAGTGATTAAAATGGTATTTGTCAGCCCTAAATGACATGGGAGAAAAACAAAATATGAGTTATGTAGATGCTCTCTTTGACAGAGAGAATGATATCATCAAAGTTGTCGAGCGCAACGAGCAAGGCGAACGTGTGTTTAAAGAACATCCGGTACGCTACACATTTTACTATCCAGATCCAAAAGGTAAGTTTACCAGTATTCATGGGGATCCCCTAACTAGGATAGTATGCAAAAATACCAAAGACTTTCGCAAAGAACAAGCCATTAACAGTGGCAAGGAACTTTATGAAAGTGACATCAATCCAATTTTCGTACATCTAAGCGAAAACTATCTTAATCAAGATGGACCTAAACTAAACATCTGCTTCTTCGACATTGAGGTAGACTTTGATCCCGAACGTGGCTACAGCACTCCAGAAGATGCTTTCATGCCAATCACTGCGATTACTGTTTACCTAAAATGGCTTGGCAAGTTGATTACGTTGGCAATGCCTCCTAATGGCATGAAGATGGATGATGCTAAAAAATTACTTGAAGATATTCCAGACACACATTTGTTTGACAACGAAGCAGATATGTTGGAAACATTCCTAGACTTAATTCAAGATGCTGATATTATCAGTGGATGGAACAGCGAAGGTTATGACGTTCCTTATACTGTTAACCGTGTTACACAAGTGTTGAGTAAAGAAGACACACGCAGATTCTGTTTATGGGATCAATTTCCTAAACGTCGTGAATACGAAAAATATGGTAAGAAAGCCGTAACATATGACTTTCACGGTCGTGTACACTTAGACAGTCTTGAACTGTATCGCAAGTACACCTATGAAGAACGTCACACTTATCGACTGGACGCTATTGGCGAGATGGAAATTGGCGAAAACAAAACTGTCTACGAAGGTACGCTGGATCAGTTGTACAACAATGACTTTCATAAGTTTATTGTCTACAACAGACAAGATACTTTGCTGTTAAACAAACTAGACGATAAGTTAAAGTTTATCGACCTTGCTAATAAACTGGCACACGAATGTACTGTATTGCTACAGACAACAATGGGTGCCGTGGCTGTTACTGAACAGGCCATTATTAACGAATGCCATCGTAGAGGTTTTCAAGTTCCTAATCGTACTAAAATGGACGATAGAGAAGAAAATACTGCGGCCGCAGGAGCATACGTTGCCTATCCCAAAGAAGGTCTACAAGACTGGATCGGTTCTTTAGACATTAACAGTCTGTATCCCAGTGCTATTCGTGCGCTGAACATGGGTCCAGAAACTATTGTAGGACAACTACGTCCAACAATTACCGAAGCATACATTCATGAACAAATGACTCTTAAGAAGAAATCATTTGCGGCATCGTGGGAAGGTAAGTTCGGTAGTGACGAATACGAAGCAGTAATGGCACAGCGTAAAGATGTGGAAATTACCATTGACTGGGAAGACGGAGAAAATACTGTACACAGTGCCGCTGAAGTTTACAAGTTAATCTTTGACAGTAACCAGCCATGGACTATCAGTGCCAATGGTACAATCTTTACCTACGAGAAGGAAGGTATTATTCCTGGACTGTTAAAGCGGTGGTATGCTGAACGTAAAGAAATGCAGGCCAAACTCAAAGACTGTATCAAAGCAGGTAATAAAGTAGAGGAAGAATACTGGGATAAACGACAGTTGGTTAAAAAGATTAACCTAAATAGTTTGTACGGTGCTATTCTTAATCCCGGTTGTAGATTCTTTGACAAGCGTATTGGACAAAGTACTACACTAAGTGGTCGTCAAATTGTCAAGCACATGGCGGCTAAAGTTAATGAAATCGTCACCGGTGAATATGACTATCGCGGTAAAGCAGTCATCTATGGTGACACAGACAGTTGTTATTTTTCAGCGTACACCACTCTGAAGAAAGATATTGAAGCAGGCGTTATTCCTTGGAACAAGGAAAATGTTATTACTCTATACGATCAAATAGGAGAAGAAGTCAATGG